AAGCATGATGCATCTATAAGCTCTGGTTTAGCAATTATGGCTAACAATAGGCATCTATATAGACCAAATGCGCCAACACAAAAACCAAAACTAAATATAAATATTGCTAAGTATTCAAACAAAGGCAATACATCTAAATTAATTAAAAAATAAATATGGCAGAGTCTGTTATAAATAAATATTTTCCAAGTCAAGCTGTTAGTGATGTAGAAAAAATGAGCTATGACTATGGTTTAAAAGTAGCAAAAGCTATTGAGGCTGAGTGGTTTCATAGTGATAAAGGTTCCTATAGATATAATAATCATAGAAATGATTTTCACAAACTAAGGTTGTATGCTAGAGGTGAACAATCAACACAAAAATACAAAGATGAACTATCTATCAATGGTGATTTGTCTTATTTAAATTTAGACTGGAAACCAGTGCCTATTATACCTAAGTTTGTTGATATAGTTGTAAATGGTATTGCTGAAAGAACATACGACATAAAAGCTTATTCACAAGATCCTTTTGGTGTTGAAAAACGCACTGAGTATATGGAAACTATACTAGGCGACATGGACACACAAGAGTTAAATGCTTTTACAGAACAAGCTTTTGGCATATCAATGAAAGAAAGTGAAATGGAAGAGTTGCCTGGTTCTAAAGAAGAGTTAGAACTTCATATGCAACTTAATTATAAACAAGCTGTAGAAATAGCAGAAGAACAAGCCTTGTCTGTTTTGTTTGAAGGTAGTGACTATGAATTAATAAAAAAAAGATTTTATTACGATTTAACAGTGTTAGGTATAGGAGCTGTTAAAACAAGTTTTAATACATCTGAAGGTGTTGTAATTGATTACGTTGATCCAGCTGATTTAGTTTACTCCTATACAAAGTCACCTTATTTTGACGATTTGTATTATGTTGGTGAAGTTAAAAACATACCAGTTAACGAACTTGCAAAACAATTTCCTCATTTAACTGAAGCTGATCTTGAAGATATATTAAAAAACAAAAGCTCTTACAAAGCTGGTTATGGTAGTAATTATGATGTAAACGAGTCTGACAACAATAAAGTTCAAGTTTTATATTTCAACTATAAAACATATATGAATCAAGTTTACAAAATAAAAGAAACTGGTAGTGGTGCAGATAAAGTTTTAGAAAAAGATGACACGTTTAATCCACCAGAAAGTATGGAAGGTGGTTTTGGTAGGTTGCAAAGATCTATCGAGTGTCTTTATGATGGTGCTATAATACTAGGCACAAGCAAGATGTTAAAATGGGAGATGGCTAAAAATATGGTAAGACCTAAAAGTGATTTTACTAAAGTTAAAATGAATTATGCTATAGTTGCTCCACGTATGTATAAAGGTAAAATAGAAAGTTTAGTTAGTCGTATTACTGGTTTTGCTGATATGATACAGCTAACACATTTAAAATTACAACAAGTGTTATCACGCATGGTACCAGATGGTGTTTATTTAGATGCTGATGGTTTAGCTGAAATAGATTTGGGTAATGGTACAAACTATAATCCACAAGAGGCTTTAAACATGTTTTTTCAAACAGGATCTGTCATAGGTAGATCAATGACATCTGAAGGTGATATGAATCCAGGTAAAGTACCTATTCAAGAAATACAATCAGGCTCTGGTGGTCAAAAAATGCAAAGCTTAATTGGTACGTACAATTATTATCTGCAAATGATAAGAGATACTACAGGTCTTAATGAAGCTAGAGACGCTGCAACCCCTGATCCAAAAGCTTTGGTTGGCGTACAAAAACTAGCGGCTGCTAATAGTAACACAGCTACAAGACATATATTGCAAGCTGGTCTATATTTAACTTCAGAAGTTGCAGAGTGTTTATCGCTTAGAATATCTGACATTATAGAATACTCACCAACAAAAGACGCTTTTATAAATCAAATAGGCAATCACAATGTAGCTACATTAGAAGAAATGTCAAGTCTACATTTATATGACTTTGGTATATTTTTAGAGCTAACACCAGATGATGAAGAAAAAGCAATGCTAGAGCAAAACATACAAATGGCACTACAACAACAGCTTATAGAGTTAACTGACGCTATTGATCTTAGAGAAATTAAAAACATAAAGCTTGCTAACCAACTATTAAAAATACGTAGAAAAAGAAAATTAGAAAGAGACCAGCAAATGCAACAGCAAAACATTCAAGCACAGTCTCAAGCTAACATACAAGCTCAACAAGCATCTGCTCAGATGGAAATGCAAAAACAACAAGCGCTTAGTCAGTCGCAAGCACAGTTAGAGCAAGTTAAAGCTCAGCTTGAAGCTCAACAACAAGCACAAGAAGTTATGTACAAAAAAGAGTTGATGCAGCTAGAGTTTCAAATGAACATGCAGTTAAAGTCTATAGAAGCGCAAGCTGTTAAAACAAAAGAAAAAGAAAAAGAAGACCGTAAGGACGAAAGAACAAGAATACAAGCTACTCAACAAAGTGAACTTATAGATCAAAGAAAAAAGGAAAAAGCACCTAAAAACTTTGAGTCTGCAGGTAATGATTCTTTAGGAGGCTTTGACTTAGGTTCTTTTGACCCTAGGTAAAATTATTAATTATTATTATATTATATTATGGAAGAAAACGTAGAAAACGTAACTGAAGAAGTTACAAAAGTAAACATATCTAATACTGAACAAAAAGTAGATGACAATATTACAAAAGTAGATTTAGACAAACCAACAGAACCAAAAGAAGAAATAAAAAATGAAACCACAGAAACAGCAGAGGTTGCAGAAAATAACACTGACAACGAAGGAGTGGTTAGAGTCGATGCAGATGCCGACACCACAGAAAAACAAGAAGAAGTACAACAGGAAGTTGAAACACAAGAAACTCCAGTACTAGAAGAAATTACTGAAGAAGAGGTTCAAGAACAAGTAGAGGATTTAGCTGAGCAAGCTCAAGAAGCTATGTTAGAGTCTGCTGAAACTGGCAAAGCTTTACCTGAAAATTTACAAAAAGTTGTAGATTTTATGGATGAAACTGGTGGTACTTTAGAAGATTATGTAAGACTTAATCAAGATTTTTCTAATTACGACGATATAACAGTTCTTAGAGAATATTATAGACAAACAAAATCTCACTTAACAGATGATGAAATTAGTTTTTTAATAGAAGACTCGTTTTCATACGATGAAGAAGAAGATGAAGCAAGAGAGATTAAAAAGAAAAAAATAGCGTTAAAAGAGCAAGTTGCCAACGCTAAAGCCCACTTGGACGGGCAAAAGTCCAAATACTATGAAGAAATTAAAGCTGGTTCTAGGTTAACAACCGAACAACAAAAAGCTATAAACTTTTTTAATAGATATAACAAAGAGTCGGAAGAAACTCAAAAAATAGCAAAAAAACAAACTGATAATTTTTTAAATAAAACAAATCAAGTTTTTAACGATAAGTTCAAAGGTTTTGAATATAACATCGGCGATAAAAGATATAGGTTTAATGTGAAAAATGCTAATGAGGTTAAAAGTAGCCAAAGTGATATTAATAATTTTGTCAAGAAGTTCTTGAATGAAAAAAATGAAATGTCAGATGCTAAGGGTTATCATAAATCTTTATTTACAGCAATGAACGCTGATGCTATTGCTAATCACTTTTATGAACAAGGTAAAGCTGACGCTATTAAAGATAGTGTTGCTAAAGCCAAAAATGTAAGTATGGATCCTAGACAATCGTTTTCAAACGATAATACTAGCGGGCCAAAAGTAAGAGTGCTTAACGATGATACTTCTCCAACTTTTAAATTTAAAATCAAAAATAAATAATTAATTTAAAAATAAAAAATTATGTCAATTAACGCAGGAGGTTTATTGAATAGCACGCCTGGATCAATCCAGCAAGCTACTGCTTTAAACTATTTAGACTTGGCGTCTACAGCTAATCAAGGCTGGGCGCAACAATATGTACCAGATCTTATGGAGAAAGAAGCTGAAGTTTTCGGACCGAGAACTATTTCAGGATTTCTTTCACAAGTAGGAGCTGAAGAAGCGATGACTGCTGACCAAGTTGTTTGGTCTGAGCAAGGTCGTTTACATTTATCTTACACAGCTACAATGACTAACAACAACGGTGGTACGTCAACAGCTGGTCAGATTACAATTACTGATCACATTGATACTGGAGCTACTTATACTGCAGCGTCTCATGGTATTAGAGTTAACGATACAGTTATTATCTCTAACCCAGAAGGTGTTGTAAAAGCTTTAGTTGTTAAAGTTGCAAGTGACATTATAGATGTAGCTCCTTATGGAGTAGGAGATTGTTCTGCAATTACAGATGCAAAAACTGACTTAGTTGTTTTAGTTTATGGTTCTGAATTTGCAAAAGGATCTACTTACCTAAACGCTAGTGCTGCTGCTACAGAAAGAAGAGGTGCTAACGAGCCAAGCTTTAAGTCTTACAGTAACAAACCAATTATCATGAAAGATTACTACGAAATCTCTGGATCTGATGCATCTAGAATTGGTTGGGTAGAAATTTCTTCAGAAAATGGTCAATCAGGTTACTTATGGTACTTAAAAGCTGAGTCTGATACAAGAGCTAGATTTAACGATTACGTTGAGATGGCAATGTTAGAAGGTGAGCTTGGTGTTCATGGTACTGATGCTGTAGAAAACTTTTTAGGAACAGCTGGTGATTCAGTTGGTACTCAAGGTTTATTTGCTGCTATCGAATCAAGAGGTAATGTTACTACTGGTGTTACTGGTGTTAACGCTGCTACTGATTTAGCTGAATTTGACGCTATCTTAGCTGAGTTTGATAAGCAAGGTGCTATTGAAGAATACATGATGTTTGTTAACAGATCTACTAGCTTAGCTATGGACGATATGTTAGCTTCAATGAATTCTTACGGAGCTGGTGGTACATCTTACGGTGTATTTAACAACTCTGAAGACATGGCATTAAATTTAGGTTTCACTGGTTTCAGAAGAGGTTCTTATGACTTCTACAAGTCTGATTTCAGATACTTAAATGACAAAGCTACAAGAGGTGGTATCAACGATGCTGCTGGTGCTAATGCAAT